AAGATATATTATGTAAAGTTAAAGTATTGTCATAAATTATCCGAAAGGGTTTCTTGTCGGGGATGGCTTATAAAATATTTAAAATTGATGAGGGGAAAGATAATCTGGAATCAAGGTTTAGATTGGTTCTTGATGATGAGAATATTGATGTTATTTTTACTCGTAAGACCTTCCGGAGTGTTTTAGAGTCTCTTTTTTTCTCTTCTAAGCGTATTGGCTCTATTCTGAGACTTCTTAATAAAAATTTTCCAGTTTCTGTTAAAGCTTGTCGTGTTTCTCTTGAAGAAAAATATAATGACAGGGAGTTAGTCGGGTTATTAAGGTTTTACGGTTTTAAGGTAAGAAAAAAGGATTGTCGGATGGATTTGTTTCAGGCTGTTAAGATTTTAGAGTCAAGGGGGTATGAGGTATTTGGTCAACTTGAGGGTGTGCCCTATTCTTCCCCTGTTTTTGGAAGAAATTAAATAATGAAAGGTGGTGATAGAGATGGTTTTTAAAATTGATGGTGAGGTTATTTCAAAGTCTGGAAGCAAAAAGGGCGGTGATATTCTAAATATCCTTGTTGATCGTCCTGATCGTTCGGGCCGTGATGTTATCGCGGTATTTATGAAGGGGGTTACTTCTCATAAGGTCGGGGACTTGATTGAGCTTCAAGTTTCGTCCTTTGTGAAGATGGCTTATGAAGCGTAAACAAAAAATAATGCTGCTACTGGTGGTCTTGATATTGCCTTTGTTATCGGTCTATGTTCCGGTAGCTTTTGCGACTTTTGAAGAGGGTTCCGCTAATATTTCAGATTGGGGGGGTGGCTATCTCTATACAGAATTAGGCGGTCCTGCTTGGAATTACACGGTACAGGTTTATGACCTTCTCCGGAATTGTGATTATTCTTGTAAGTTCCTTCATGGTGGTTTGTCTGGTGAAGCTCGTGTTAGGTCAAGAGATGGTGTCAATGAGGTGATAGCAGTAATTCAAGGTCAAGCTATCTTTACGCGGTTGAAGTCTGATTTTGAGGGGAAAGGGGTTTTGGCTGTTCTTTCATCTGTTGAACTTGAGCCGTTGGATTTTTATGGATGTGAACAGATAACTACTCAAGATAATACTACACAATACGGCTTGGGTTTGTTACTCGGCCTGTTTATTGTTGGAGTTCTCATGTTTGCATTGAGGTAAAAGGAACTTATGGATTTAATAATCGAGGGTATTCAGTCTTTTGTAAAGTTTGCTGCTCCTTTGATCGCTGTTTATTTTGTTGTTCGTATTTTGAAAAATATACTTTCGTAGGCTTCCCGATATTTCGGAAGAAAGGGGGTGATGATGATGAAGAAAATACAGGCTCTTATGTTGTCTGGTGCGCTTGTCCTGCTTTCAACTTCTGCTTTTGCACTTGTTGATTATGCGGGCGTGGCCGATGGGATTGAGGCTGAAATAACGGCTGCTATCCCTGCCTTCATAACTCTGATCGGGTTAGTTGTAGGCGTTCCCCTTGCGTTCAAAGTTGTAAAAAGGATTGCAAGGTAGAACGGTTCTCCCTGCTCTCGGATGCTTCCGGGGTGTCCGAGGGTGGTAAAAAAGAAGTGCTGTTGTATGTCTCTATCGAAAATAATTAATTGTGGGTGGTTCTGTGAGGTCAAAAAAGGGGTGTTTGTGATAAAAACGGTATTATTGGCTGTATCTCTTGTTTTTCTTCTCTCGTCAATTTCTTATGCAGAATGTGAAGCTCTGGAATATGATTTTACTGCTTATGATAGCTTGATGGATGGCTTGAGTGTTTATTTTCCTTTTTCGGTTCTAAGCTCTGTTACGAATTGGGCTGTGTCGGTGTCGGAGATGGTTCCTTTGAGTCCTGCCGGGTATGAGTTAACCTTGTTCGGTAATACGTTTGTGCCTCTGGCTTTTCTTGATTCTGTAGCTGCTGATTATTTTTTTACAGGTATGCGTTGGCTGTTTCTTGTTCTTGTGGTTGTCCAGTTCGCTTCTCATGTCCTGAGCCGTATTTTGTGAGGTAAGAAATGCAAAAAAGATACTTTAAGATCGCTTTAATTTTATTTTACACTTTGCTTTTGATGGGCTGTGATGACCCTATTGATTCTGCTTATCAGTGGGTTGATTCTTTATTCCTTTCCTATGTTGAGCCGATTGTTTGCTGGCTTTATACGTTTTTTATTAAGTCGATGCAAGCTATTGTTAATTTTAATATTTCTCTTGTTCTCGGTTTGCTCTCGGTGCTTCCGGAATATGAGGTGAATCTTCCGGATTTGTCGGAGTATGAATTTTTTCGTTATGCTGCATACTTTTTGCCTCTCTCGGAAGCTGCTACAATGATGAAATATTTAATTATGTTTTATGTCTCGTTTTGGGTTGGAAGGGTCGTCTTGAGATGGCTAAAGATAATGAGATGATATTAATTAAATTTTTCTTTCCTCTCTTTCTCGTCCTTTTGTTTTCTGCTCCTGTTTTTTCTTGTTATCCTCTTGTTGTTGCATTTGAAGGAAAGTGTGCTGTGGGTGATTGGGTTAAACGTGCTAAAGAAGAATGGGTATGCCCTGATGGTTTTGTCCTGTCCTCTGTTGGTGAGCTTGGAACAGGTTGTCCAGGTGTTGAAGCTTCAAAAATAAAAGAGTGGGATAATCCTTCCGAGCCTCCGGGTATTGGTCAAGGTGTTTTTTCGCCCGCATGTTATCCTGATCATTCCGAATGGATGGAAGCAGGTGCGTATGAGAGGGTTGTAAAGGAATGTTATCATATTTCGGTTGCTCCTCCATCTTGTGTAAATAATTGTGAAGGAAATTATCAACCTACAGGGCCTAATTGTGAATGTGAGTGCGTTATATCTGATGATGATGTCTCGGATTGTGAGTATGTGAATTCTAATAATTGTACAGTGAATGTTAAAGATGCTTTTTTGAATAATTCTTATGCTATTGAATGTGATGAAACGGGGCAAGCACGTATTCATGTTTTTGTCAAAGAATATCTTTGGAGTCCTTTTATCGGTGATGAAGAGGGAATGGACGGGGTTTTTAAATGTGTTGACATTGGTGAATATCCTCTTGGTACGTTCGATGTTTATAAGGTAGTTGATGGTGGTGGTGAAATATCCTTTTTAGTGTCAACGGCTTTTGCTTATGAGGAGCAATTTTTGTGTAGTCTGTCGTATCTATCATCAATGTATTGTGCGGTTCCTAACAGTTGGGATTGGAAGTATGAGATACGGCCTTCTGAATGGTGGGGGCGTTGGGAGTCATTCTTTGCTTATTGTGAAGAGCCGGCCTGTAGTGTTGAATTTGATACTTCTTCCCTTGATATTCTTCGTGATGAAGTGGGGCGGTATTTTCCGTTTTCATTGTTGTTCGAGTTGGTGGATTTTTTTGATTTCTCCGGTGGATCTGATGAGCTGAGAATATCGCTGCCGTATGTTCAAGAAATTGTTATTCATTTTCCGGATATGGCGTGGTTCCGGGGCCTGTTATTTATTGGGCTATGCGTTGGCATAGTGAATTATTTTATGCGGAGGTTTTTATAATGGTTTATCATGTTGCGGGTCGTCTTGGTTCTGGAAAAACGCTTTATTGTGTAAATAGGATTGTTGATGCGTTTCTCTATGGTGATCAGCATATTTATACAAATATCCGTCTTGTGGATGGTTGGGATTTTCTTTTCTCAAAATATCGTTGTCGTGGTGTGTTGTCGTTCCTTCGCTTTTTTCTGATGCCTTTCAATACTCTGTTTGATTATCGTTTGTGGATTGCCGCTGGTGTGGCTTCTCGTTATCACTATATTCCAACTCTTGATGCTGCTGTCTCTGCGTGTATGGCTCTTGGGGCTGCTCCCGAGGGGTCAAGGCTGTTTATTTGGGATGAAATTCATCTGGACTTAAATTCAAGGGCGTGGAAGAGTACGAATAAAGATTATATAGAATTTTTTTCAATGTCTCGCAAGCTCGGGTTTGATATTCTCATGACTTCACAGCTTCGGGGGTCTGTTGACAGACAGATGCGTGAATTGGCTGATGTTGGATATGAGTTTAAGAATTTAAAACACCTTAAGCCTTTTGGGATTCCTATTATCCCGGTTAATGTTGGATTGCTGGTTAAGAGATGGGCTAATAAGGGGATGGACGCTGTAGATTCAAAGACGGTGTTTGTTGGTGCTGGTATTGTTCGTTATTCGTCCGAGGTTTCTAATTTTTATAATACTCGTCAAATAGTTTCTGAACATGATAACAGTGTTCCTCATTTATGGTCGTCTGGTAAGGAAGGCGGTTTGTGCGGTCGCTGTCATAGGAATAAGTTTTTTATTAAGTATGGGAATTTTGTTAAAGAGTACGGTTCAGAAGAAATAGATTATGGTCTTGTTAATCGTTTTTATGAAGGGGGTGTCGATGAGTAAAAAAATAAAAGGTGTGAAGCGTAGATTTAAAATGAAGCGCGTTGTCAAAAAGATTGTGCAGCTTGAACTTTTTCCGGATGTGCCCGGGGGAAAACGGCGTAGCCGTTCCTCCGGGCCTCTGGGGTATTTATATAAAGGGTAACAAGTCATTCATATGCGACTAATCAAAGATGATTATATACAGCTTGAGAATATTGAAACGGGTGAACAGATTGTAATTGAACGCAGAATGACAAGGTATAGACGAATAGGGATGGGACTCCTTAACTCGTTAAAAATAGACAAGGGCTTTGTGAAGCATATTATTCTTACTCAAAAAGAAGAAATGTATCAACCGAAACATTTAAATTATTTTATGAGTGCTTTACGTCGTAAGTATGGGAAGATTCGATATTTATGGACTGCTGAGACTCAAGAACGTGGTGTCCTTCATTGGCATATGATATGCGCTTTTGATTGGGAAACAGAATTTGGGAAAGATGATGTCGTAGCAATTCAGAGGTTTTGGAAGTTTGGGCAACTTGAAATTGTACCTGTTCGTAAGCCGAATATCGAATATTTGTTGAAGTACATAACAAAGGCTCTTGATACTGTTGTTGAAGGTGTTAGGCGTATAGGCTCTTCGAGGTTCCCGGGCTATCTTAAGCAGTCTTGGAAGCGTGTTGTTAAGGTGTTTGAGCATTTTATTGATTGTGGTTACCCTAAGTGGGATGAGTTTTACTGGCAGAATGGGCGTGCATATGCGAAACGTGTTGATGATGATGGTCGGATTTTGGAAAAGATATTGATTTATCGGCCTCCAAAAGAGTGGGAGTTTGTAAATTCTTTTTCAGAATTACCATTTTAAAAAAAAAGACAGGGGTTTATTCCCTGTCTCGGTACTTTTTTAAAAGACAGTCTATGCAGCAAAATGTTTTGATGGTTTTCTCTTCTTCTGAAAGGGTGATATAACTTAAGCCTGCGGATAGTGTTTCTTTACAAAAAGCACATATAATTTTTTCTGCCGTCTCTTTCGTTACTGTGTTGATAATCATCTTTTGGATCCTCCTTTGAATTTTTTTTACTCTCAATTTTTATTGAGTAAAAAAAAATCAATCTCAAAATAATAATATTAAAAACGTCTTGACGAAAAAAACATGACAAGTAGCGTGTTGAAGTGAATGATATTTTAAAAAAGTAACTTGGCGTGTTTTTTTAGCTCCTGAAAGGCGCGTTTGTCCGTTTTTAATCCCTTTCGAGTTTTTAGTTGTTGCGCGTCTATAAATAAAAAATATAAAAATGCCGATTATGATATTTGAAAGGGGGTGTTTTTGTGAAAATAATATTTTGTCTTTTTGTGGTGCTGTTTTTGATTGCGTTGTTTTATAAAAAGCGTGTTGGTGTTTTCTGTATTTATAAGAAAAGGGTGTCGCTTCTTACTAATGCGGAGCGTTCTTTTTATGGTGTTCTTTTGAGTGTTGTTCCGGTTAATGATTATGATATTTTTTGCAAGGTGCGGTTACTGGATATAGTTTATCCAGATCGGAAAGGCTATGCTCATTTGAATAGGGTTAAGTCTAAGCATATAGATTTTTTGTTGTGTAGAAAAAATGATCTCTCCCCTGCCCTTGCTATTGAGCTTGATGATTTTTCACATATTGGGCGTGAAAGTAGGGATTGTTTTAAAGATGAGGTGATGAAGTTGGCTGGTGTCCCTTTGGTTCGTTTCAAGGTGCGTGCTGCTTATAATCTCGTAGCTGTGAGCGCTGAAATAATGAAAAACTTGCAAGTTTAAAAAAAAATCACTTGACAAGATATATTATGT